AAACGGCTGAGTGATCGCGGCGAGCTTGTGTTGCGTCAGCCTGACGAAGATGACCTACTCTAGTGGTTCGATTCCGACATTTGGCTCCCATTGCGGCATGCCCCCGGCCAAATGTCGAAATCTCTAGAACCACGCGCAACGATAAATTTCTCGTGGCGTTTTTGAATTTGACGTTTGTTCGCCGCGATTGCCGCATAGGGGATGCAAACGTCAAATTCACGCCACGCGTGGTTCGATTCCGACATCGGCACCTTGCGTGACAACGATGGCGTCGTCGCCATCGAACAATCCACGGACAGCGAGGCCGTCGCAGGTCGCCGTCACATTTAGCATTGAATATGCTGAAGTTTTAGCCATCTATCCGGCCTCCTTAAAATGTTACCTGATAATCGACGTTCACGTAGTGAACTGCGCCCGCGTATCGGAACTTAGTTTTGATCGCAGGTGCAATGCGCGCTTTCCGTTGACTTTCGGGGACATCGAATACACTGGGCACAATAACTTCGTAGTTCGCTTCGTACTCGCCTGTTTCTGGGTTCAGATCATCTGCAATCAAACCGGCTCGGAACGCTTGTCGCATCACCACACGGGAAGCACTCGCAACTTGTTCCATCCCGCCGTCAGTAAATGGAACCCGGTCATTATTCAGCAAAATCGCAAGAACTTCTTCTTCAGTCCGTGCAATGATCCAATCCGCCGCGTGAACTTCATCAATAAATACCTGCTGCGTGAGTGTGGAACCTTCGACAGTGAAATACTGATCACCAATATCAACATAGGTATTGGCCATATGACCTGCTGCGGCTGATTGACCTAGCTGCGGTGTGAAGCCAGTTGCTGCCTGGATAGCTGCACTGCCCTCGTTCACCGGTGTAATCAATTTTAGTTTTTTGTATTTGGCTGTATAAGCGCTATCAGCTTTATCAAAATTCCGTGTGCCAAGTGATGCCGCGAATGCAAATGCACCATATTTGGTAGCATCACGATGATAGAACACAGAAGTTCGTTCAACTGTATTCTTATGACGGGCTGAAATACTGTCAGTATCATTCGGGTCTTCATGCCGAACATCGTTACTATCAAGAATGGCTTGTTTATTTTTGGCTTCTATCCATTCAACCAAGCCGTCCAAAATCGCGGTGTCGCGTAATGCACTTTCAACTGACAACCAATACCACTGACCGTCACGGTCATAGATTGCATCCAGTGCATCTTTCATAGTGGTTGCATTGATTACCGTTGTCGCATCATAGTAGGCAGCCTTGATATGAATAGGTCGTGGATTTTGTGCAAAGGCGGTGTTCGCCGCTTTGTAAAAATCATCTGCCGCATTGAAATCGGCGGCTACTTCCTCCATTGATGAATACAACTTGGTCAGATTATCAGCGTCCAGTTTCCCCGCGATTTCGGTCGATGTAAGGAACATCGCCACACCGAAACCGCGACGGCTTGGAAACGCATCGTTACGCGAAAGGGTCACATTGACTGTCCGCGAATAAGGCAATCTTGCCATTTCGTTTTCCTTTCTAAAGAAATGTCACGGATTATTGGGGCTTATGCGCCCTTAGAAACGCCGACCGATGCATCTTGAATGACATCAACAACGGCACCATCACGGGTCAGCCCGCGAATAAGTAAATTCATTTGCGCACGCGGTTCCCAATCATTTTTCACCCAATCGGGAACGTTGTTTATGGTTCCGGTTTCATGGACAATTAGCGACGGGAACAGGGGTTCCAAGCGTTGTGCCAAATGCGTGCGGCCCTTCAGAATACGAAGACTGTTTGTAGGATTATCGCCATAAGCGTGGATCGAAAAATCCCATTCCATTTCGATAACAGGACTTACCGATATTTCAGCCAACCCTTCAGAATTCAGTGTTTCTGTCTCCACAAACTCGAAATCCTGGCAATGTTCCCGGACTTCACGACAGTTCAACATGTTGATCATCAAATACGGCTTGTCCGGCCTATCACCACTTTGGTGGGCTTTGATCACACGCAGTCCGGTTTGGGCTGAAAGCCAACGAACCAGGGCTTCATGAATTTCGACATCGTTCATTCGGTCAATCCCAAGGCGGCACGGGTAAAGCCGCCCAGATCACGCGGCCAGACATGCAGAACCCGATAATTGCGGGATTGATGTTCGATGACTTGATCTGTTTCCAACATGTGTCGAGACCACACCAACCATCCGGCTTCCGATCTGATACCTTCAGGCAAATCTTCCAATTGCCGTCCTTTGGCAGGCTGGATCGTCGCCGATATTGTTGTCGGTGTCATATCGCCAGCAACCCAGTTGCCGTTGTCGTCGTATGATCCGTCCGCATTCGATTTCAGAACAATCGAAGTAGCAAAAGCATCAATGGCAACGGCGACATCAATCATCGTCTACCTTCCAAGTAACCTTGCCCCGCATTTCCCCGCTGTCGATCAACGGGTTGCTGGAACCTTTCAACGCCACTGTCACCGGGCTGTTCGGCGGTGAAGACAAGTTAGTGATTTCATTTTGGATATGCCCCTGGGCAAAAACACCCAGTTTGGACAGCACTACCCGCATTGATGTGTCGCCGCGTAAAATCTTTGCGGCTGAATTCTTCAGATTACGTCGATATTCAGATTTGTGTTCCGTGATCGCATTACGAAGGAACGGACGTTCCGGTATGGGGCCGCCCCAACCACCACCACTGGTGCCGAAATGGTTCCAGACAGCGCGGTCCAGAATTTCTTGTGCGACTTTGCCTGCCGGAAAACCCACCTTAACCCGGTTCGGACCGTTAACAACACTTGGTATTTTCCGGTGCTTTTTGCGCTTGACACCAACTCGAAACATCAGACAGCACGAACAGCAGGAAAGTTCTTTCGCATCAATTCGTAGTATCGCTGTCCATAAGTGGTCTTTTGATATTCGGCTGAAATAGCCCCCATGCCAACGCCGGTGTTTCCAGATGATCGGCCTGCATAAGTTACAGATACATCCCCAACCTTCATTGAAGATACAGACCCGGATTGCGCATTCGCAACACCGCGACCGGCTTCGATAGCCTTTGATCTTTCCGGCTCACCTTCCATAGACAACGTATGCGCTGCCAACAGTTTGATGGCTAAAGACTGGTCGCGTTCAATCCAACCATCACCCACGGCAGAAACAACTTCCCCCAACACCAAATCCACAAGTGCATCGGATACAGGTGTAAATTCAGGATATCGGGCTTTGAATTCTTCTGCCGTGGGTGTGTTTTCAGGCATAGACCTTACTCGTTTTCAGGATCAGTCGCTGCTTCCAAGGCTTCGTCCAAAGCCTCTTTAAGACTTTCCAGTGAAGACCGACGGGTCTTCTTGATGCCGAATTCAGCAAGCTGGGCGATCAATTCGTCCTTCGCAGCATCAGCATCAGCATCAGCATCGATGCTGTCGCCGTTCAGTTCATCCAGAAAGTCATCGTCGTCTTCATCCACAACTTCGATAACCTCGGCAGCAAGCCAAGATTTTACGACATCGTGTTCCTTGATCAGACCCCACCGTTCCACATGGACGGTTTTGCCTGGTTCAATGACCGGCCCACCCATGGGAAGACCAAGTGGGCCGTCATGATTTGATTTAACATTTGCCATGATCATCCCTCCTTACAGGCCGTCCGCATAGCGGACTTCCTTCGGACGGCGGATATCAAGGCCACCAAGTCGGAACACACCAGGCACCGTGAATGACAGCGGGCCGTCTTGGAAAACCGGCAAGAAACGGTGCGGCATAGGGATATGCAGCTTCAGAACTTGCGGATCACGACGATAAGCCACCATTCGTTTAGTGCTCCCAGCACCAGCGGTGTCCAGACCACGGATGAAGCGGATAGTCAGCGGACGGCCAGTTTGGATGGTGTAGGTGTTGTACTTCATGATGTACTCAAGCACCGGCATCGTGGTTCCAGGCATCGGCTTAGCCAGATGCTGGGAAACCGATTTCGGCAATAGCAGTGTGTCTGCCAGAGAAGTATAGGCAGTTCCTGCACCAACGCCTTCAAGCAATGCGTTTACATCGCCCAGAATATTTTCTGGCGAAGCAGTTGCCCAACCACCGGTTCCGGCAGCCGCTGCAATGACAGATGCGTGGCTGATCAGCCCTTGGAAACCTTTGGCTTCATCGCCTGAAAGGGCGACGCCATCAACCATTTCTTCGTAAGCACGACGGGCCGCAACGGCGTCATCGGCCTGCAAATTGATGCCCAGCATCTGGGCCTGATTGATTTCTTCATAGCCGTAGGAATAGCCAATACCAGCCATGTGAACACCGGTTTCATGCTTGGCACGTTCCGTTCCAGCAAGTGGAATATCGTTGCTATTACCATTGATCCAGCCAGCCTTTCCGAACTTGTCAGAGGAATAGTAGGTAACGGTCGTGGCAAACGGATGCGCCGATGTATCCACCGGGATCAGTTCAGCATATTGAATATCGGGGTAAACGGTTTCGTTCACTTCCGTTTCAATATGCGATGTTTGGGACACCACAAAGCCGAGTGCGGTTTGGGCGTCAAAGGTCATGTGCTTGTTCATTTTCGAATGTCTCCTTTAAGCCAAGCGCACTTTGGCGAGACCCGCATCAGAAGTGCTGCTATCCCACCGGGCATTTGCAATTTGCACCGAAGCACCGCCACCCGCATCAGCGTTGGTGAACGTGCCGTCAGCAACGGTAACCCAGACATCATCGCCAGCATCAACAGCGGCAGCGGCATCAACCCAAATTACGCCCTTGGTCATAACCAAGGCATTTGCATACTGGGCAAACTTGTCGGGATTAGCAGGATCAACAGAGCGATCCCGTACCGTCACACCAAGAACAGCAGTGTCGCCAGCTTCTGTAATTTTACACCCGCTGTCAGCGCTGCCTTGTACCACTGGCTTGCCAAAACCAACACCAGTGACAGTTTCAACGTTCCGAGAAATCAGAACATTAGGTTCTGCATTGGCAATCGCACCGGCACGACCGGCGGAAAGCGTTTCATTGTAAGTGGTTTGAACGGCCATCGGTTAAGCCTCCTTCTTGGTTTTCCAAGCGTCGGCAATCCGCTTTTCATAAGCAGACTGACCGTTGTCGTTGGCCTGGGTTTTCGTGTCCCGTGAAATCAACGCTTGGCGCACGGGATCATCGTCAGATGAACCAGCGGCTTCCAACGCAATGTCGAAAGCAGCATCGATATATGCTTGGGACTTGTCTTTCACGGCATCTTCGCCCCGCACCGCTGCAACAGCAGTTTTGCGGATATCGGCATCAGATAGTCCGTTAAAATCGGCATCCTTAGCCAGCTTGGAAGCATCGGCGACAAGTTTCGCACGATCCTGAACTTTGGCATCAAGGGCAGCGTCGTCGAGAACCTTCTTTTCAAGGTCTGCGATTTTGGCGTCCTTTTCAGCCAGTTCCTTGTCCTTCGCGGCGATTGCCGTTTCATGTTTCTGATTGGCGTCAGACAAGGACTGTTCCGCCGCCTTTTTGTCGTTTGTCAGTTTTTCGATGACAGCAGCACCCGCATCGGTTGTTTCAACCGGGATACCATCCACCATCACTTGACGCAGTTTGTCAGCCATTTGACTTCCTTTCTTATCTGCGATGTGGAGAGGGGCAGCGCCCCAGTTTGACGCATCACCGATGCGACATTCATGACCGGCCCTTGCTGTCTTCACGACGGCAAGGTGGTTCATTCTCAAATTGTCCATGACGGCGTGGTATTCGGTGCCGTCTGGCGCTTGGCCGGTTTCCCAACGCAATTCCATGTCGTAGCCCATGGAAATTTCACGCTGACCGTTCTTAACTTTGTCGATGATGCCCTGATCCATCAGGACGATTGGGACACGAATGTGTTCGCCATCCCGCAATACATCTTCACCAATTGACCCCACCGCATAATCTTTCCAATTATGGGATGTGACTGCTTCGTCCGGGTGATTGTCAGTGACAGGCTTTCCCGGAAAAGTCTGAAGGCTGTCTTTTGAGAACACCGCCGCTTCAGGGCGAAAGACATTCACAACGTCCATTGCAGGCTTACCCAGTTCCCAGCCTGCATATTGCTGGATACCGGATCGGGCGCATTTGACATCCGCTACCATGTAGCCGTCATGGGTCATCCGCACCCCGGACAGGGACACGTCTTCAACAAATCGCATCGACGAAACCTTCGGATTGAAACCGCAACATCCCGCATCTGCATCCCGTGGATGCACATGGAAAACATGCAGATATTGAATTACAGTAGGCCAATGGCCGATGATTTAGAAAAACGTTTGAAAGCAATGGAACTGGCTGTTCACAGTCAAACCATCGCAATGCGGCACCTTGCACAAGATGTGCGTGACCTTTCAGAAGTCATGCAGGAAATCGCCTACAAACTGTTTCCCTTTGATGAAGTTGAACCGATACCGGAAACGTCCGAAGCAGAAAAACTGCTGACAGAAGTCATGGAAAAGTTCTCTGATAAATTACACGACACGGAAGCTAAAACTTCACAACTCCGACCGCCACGCAACGACACCGAATAGGTTGTCCTGGTGGCAATCCCTGTTCAGCATCCGTCGGTTCGCCCCATTTGTAGGTCGTTCCTTCCAATTCTGCATGACGTTGCCGAACTCGTTCATCCCGGCTGGTTGTCCATACATATTCTGAAATACCAATCTGTTGCTGCCGTTGCCTGTTCAGATCGCTAGTCAATTTCGACATCTGATCCTGGGCAATAAGTTCGGCGCGTTTGGCCGATACTCCAAATTCCTTCTGTAACGCTTTGCGAAGACTATTCGCCGATTGACCGCCAATCTTGGCCGCGATAACGGCCTGTTCGATACGTTTAAACGTATCCTGCGAAAGTGATCGGATCAGCGAAACATTACGTGCGACCGCATCATCAAGGAAATCCGCCAAATCCTCTTGCCGGATCACTGCTTCAAGATCGACACCCAAAGCCCGTTTTAAATGGCTGATAAAAGCATCCGTATGTCGCTTGCTTTCGAGACCCAGAACACGCCGGACAAACTGTGTTGCCGCCCGTTCCAGTTCAGCCATTTTGGACCGTAATCGGATGAGCCAGAAA